GCAGTCTTGGCAACGATCTTCTCGTAGGCAGGGCCATCTTCTTGCTTGGCCAACTCACCCATTGGCAACGTACCCTTTGGTGCAGGAATCACGCCGTCCATCTGAGATACGTTCAAGGTGATTGCCTTGATGGTGTCGGGATGATTTTGCAACTTCACTGCGGTTGCGAGTTCTTCTTCCTCAAGCGCACGGACAGGGCTGAACACCAACTTGGGAGTGGCGCTGTCGATGTCGAAACGCATCTCGGTCACGATAGAAATCGCGGGAGTGTTGTATGCCTTGAGGTGACGGCCATAGGCTTGCAATGGCATCTTCTTACCCTCGGCATCGCCAAACACAGATGTTGATGGCAGTGTGACTTGATACACGGCTTCTTTGTGCAACTCGCCATCAAGTGCCACGGCAATACGTTGTTGAAAACGGCATGCGCGGGTGTCGCCTTGACCGGAACCCTTGATGTGTTGTTTGCAGTCTTTGCAAAATTTTGCCTGTCGCTGATCTTCGGGCACAGCGGTATCGGGGCTTTGTGTGTCGCTCGACCAGCATGTGGGCTTGGTCTTTGCACCCTTGACGTAGGTGCCCTCAAAAAACATACGCGACACAGGTGCGGCGTTGATCAGGATGACTTTCATGGAGCGTTCCTCGCTCACACGAACTTCTTTACCGCCAACGTATTCGCGGAATGCACCGCCTTCAATGCTGATGCGTTTGTTGCCACTGCCACCACCCGCAAGGGTACTTGTCAGGCTGTCTTCCACACCACTCAGCAAAGCAAGGGCGGCGTTGTTGGGTTTTCCAAACAGGGTCATTTCGTTACTCATCTTCGTTTCTCCAGTTAAATATCTTCGTCAGGGTTATTGAATGCCAATTCAAGTTGAACAGGCAGTTTGGGGTCTACGGCTTTTGGTGCTTCCGGTTCGTCCTTGGGTACGCTTGACAGGGCTTTCACCACCGCAGGTACGTTAAAGCGGTATGTGTTACCGATCTTTAGATACGTGTCTTTGGGGATGTAGCCCTGTCGTACCCATGCACGAACAGTCGATACCGAAACCGTAAACTGTTTGGCCAAGTCTTCGATTGGCACAAAAGGTTCACTCATCATTTTCTCCGTACGGTTATGGTGTATTCGCTATCCACATTGAGTCCCGGTGGTAGCGTGTCAGGGTTGGCCTCAAGGAACTCTTTGAGGTTCGTTTGGTGAAGGCGCTGGTGCAGTAACTGCGGCGCATTGTGTTCAATGATGAACTTGTGCATGGACTCCCAGTCGTTTGTCCAATAGTCCACCTTGGTGGTGCGGTAAAACAAGCCTTCGCCTGTACGTACGCTGTCTACGTTTTGCTCTTTACAGAACTCCAAAAGGGCGGACTTCACTTTGTCCATCTGCGCTTTAAGTTGCTTCTCCTCAGTCTCGTAGGCGACACGCATCTCATCGTGCTTGGCCTTCATCTTGAGGTACACCTTGACCAGCTTCTCGGGGGCTACGGCAGGGGTTGCGGGGGTTGCTTCGTCTGTCACTTCGTTCTCCAGTTGTTGTTGGGGTTCTTATTATAGTGGCGTTTTGCCACTTATTCAAGTATTTCTTTGTAAAGATCAACTATTTTTGAGTGAACGTCGATTTTATTATCCAATAAGTTGTAAACGTGTCTTTCTACACCTGAACCTACCAGTTGTACCACTGTGGAGGGGTGACGCTGACCCGAACGGTGGACTCGGGCGTTGGCTTGGGCGTAGGTCTCAAGGGAGGATGTCGGCCCCCACCACACCACGGTATTGGCCGCTGTGAGGGTCACGCCGTGGGCGGCGGCTTGGGGTTGGATGACAAGCACCTTGGTGCCCTCGGGCTCGGTCTGGAAGCGATTAAAGATGTCGGTACGCTTGTGCACGGGCACGTCCCCACTGATCACCTCGGTCGTGTATCCGTCAGCATTGAGTTTGTCGGTCAGGATGCTAATCACATGCTTGAACGGCACGAACACGAGCACTTTCTGACTGGACTCGTCAATCACCTCGGTCAGCACGTTGTAGCGGTTCTTGATGTCGAACTCCAAGGTCTCGCCTGAATCGGAGTACACCGCACCACAAGATATTTGCAGGAGTTTGCTCATGTTCACGGCAGCGTTAACTGACGTAATCTCTTCCCCTGCGGCCTGCACCACCATGCGACTCTTGAGCATGCCGTAGTAGCGTTCCTGTTGCTTTGTCAACTCGACTCGGCGCTTAACGTACGTCATCTCAGGCAAGTCAAGGCACTCATCCTTGGTGTATCGGATGGCGGGTTGTAAACACTCAAACACGGTCTGTGTGGCGGTCTCTTTGGCAAGCCAACGAAAGTTGTTTAGCTTGATCATCACCATGTCGCGGAAGGTTGTGTAGAACTTGGGGACACCCTGTGGATTGACTAATTTTGCAAGCCCGTACGCATCGAGCGGGGACTGAGCGGCGGGGGTGCCTGTCATCATCCAAAGCCATGTCTCAGCCTTGACCAGTGAGTTCAGCACCTTCCATCGCTTGGTCTGTACGTTCTTGTATGCGTTGGCCTCGTCAATCACAATCAGATCAAAGCCACCCTTGGCAATGTCCTCGGCAACAATCTCCACGCCGTCATAGTTGATGATCACAAACTCGGCAATGCCGTTGATGATGGCCTTGCGTTTTTCTTTTGAGCCGTACGCTATGTCAACTGATCGGTGCATGGCGAACTTGAACAGGTCGGCTCTCCACGCTGAATCCATGATTGACAGAGGGCAAATCACCAGCACCCTGCGAATGCGTTTCTGTTTCAGCAGGTAGTCTGCCGCCCAAATGACTGACCCTGTTTTGCCTGTGCCCTGCTCGTTCAAGCAGAACGCACGGCGGTTCATCGTGAGGAATGCGGCTGTTGTCTTCTGATGGTCAAACGGCTTGTACTGGCCGGGCCAATCGTAGCGTCCCATGATGGGGGATGGCACGTTTTTCACGCGCAGATTCTTGAGGACTTGCGCCTCATCCAACCCCCAGTGCACGAGCACTTGGTTGTTTGGGAGTTCCCTGCTTTTAGGGATAACTGTAGTGACGCGATGCGGGTTACGCAACGTCAACAACAGAGCCTTGTTGTCAATGATTTCCAATTCGTTCTCCAGCGCAGACGAACAAACTTGGAGCGAAGTGGGTGTCCCACTCGCTCCAGTCGTTGTCGAACTTCTAATCTAACCGAACGCGCAGTGCGCGTCAAGCGGGTTTTTTCCCGCCTTTTTCTTTTGTGCTGTGGCCATTACGGGCACGATTCTTGGCTGGTGCAACGATGCGCAGCCCGTCCTTGTTTGAGCCACCTTTGGATAACATCTTTACGTGGTCGATGTCCTTGCCTTCACGCTTGTCGGCCTTGCCGTTGCCGTTCTCATCGGGAGAACTGGCATCAACTTTTCGCCGCGCACGTTGGCGCTCCATGCGGTCGGGGTGTTCGCCCCGTTCCTTCTGCTTTTGGTACTCGGCCTTGTAGGGTCGGGGGGATTTGGTGTATGGCATTTAATCGTTCCTTCCGTTATGTTGGCATGATAAAACAACACAGTGTCTCTTGCAAAGCCCTGACGTACGGGGATTCCATACGTTGGTCTCGTAAGCTCTTTTCATACGGCCATGGTCGCGTAGCCACTTCTCCCACAGCTTGGGCTCGTCCACGGCTCGGTCGTAGCTTGCCTTGGGGAACTGTTTGGCTATGACAAACAACAGGCCACCCTTGACACGCTTGACTTCAGGAAAGTGCTTGAATACGGCGAGCGCCATCAACTCAAGCTGTCCGGTGTCGGCGTACTTGGCACTCTTTCCGGTCTTGTAATCAACCACCCGTGCAGTGCCATCGTCCTCAAGGATGATCAGGTCAGCGATGCCTCGCCACCACACGTTCGGGTCTTTAAAACCGCACGGCTCTAAGTCTTCGGTCAGCCCCATCTCGTACTCACATAGCTTCTGGCCCTCACGCCGTTTGAGGTTATCCAATGAACTCTTAGCATACGAGAACTGAGGGGGTAGGGGGGTGTCATCACGTATGTAGAACTCAGCCGCCTCGTGAAAGGCGGTGCCGTACAGCAGGTGCTCTGCACCCTGATCTTCTTGGAAGTCTTTGACGACCTTCAAGTGGTAGAACTTCTTTGGACACTGATCAAACGTCTTGATGGACGAGAACGACCATGCGGGTATCTTGACTGTCATGTGTTCCCCCTTGCTCTGATGGCGGCGGCGCATTGGTCACGCACATCAATTTCCTGTTGCATTAATAGGCTTTCACACAGCTTTGCACACGCCTCACGCTCCTCTGCAACCCTGTGCTCCAAACCACGAATCGTGATCTTGAACGCCGTGGCTTCGCAGTGTTTTTCGCAGGTGTTGTTAACTGCAACAATTTTCTCAAGCGCAGTAAGCGCCGCTTGCTTTGTGTCTTTGACGCCTCTGTCGTAGCTTTCCATGATCAGCTTTGTCAACTCTTCTTTTGCTTTCATCGCTTCATCCCCCTCACAAATGTTGCGAACGACTGCACAGTGTCACGACCGAACGGCA